CCCTCCTACGTTCCGCCTCCGAGCCCTTCAGTTGCTTGAGCGAACCTCGTGCCAGCCTCTCTGACCAACTGACGCCACTCGCTGGCAGTAATCAGTCCTTCCTGCTCCATGGCGTCTGCCATTTTGAGCAACTCATCGTACTGCTCCTCGGCGTCCATCCGGATTTCTGGCTCTTCGAGCAATTTTCGCCAGGCTGACAGGGCCTGTACTTTCCGGTCGTCGTTCATGGTGAGTACCTAGTGGGTGCGTGCACCGGTAGATATCACCCACAGCGCTGCCGTTCAGTGAAGGTGACTGACGGAGCGGTAGATGGTGGCGTAGCGCCACGAAGGGTAAAATTCTGGGCCATTACTCAAAGGATGGATACCCATGCGCAGATACGTTTTTGCGTTTGCGACAAGCGCACTTTTTTCATTGTCAGCCTTCGCCGACCCTACATTTATTGATCGAATCGAAGGATCGGCGGCGAAGTGCAGCATCACGGGATCGGGCAACGCTACGGAGGCATCCATCGCTCAGCGGGACTACGGCCCGACAAGCAAGAAATACAAGTCCATTTTGCAAAAAGCATACGAAGAATCGAAAGAGTGCGTGGAGACAGAGAAGCCTTCGATTAAGCCATTTCTCAAAGAAGAAATTGCAAAGTACCCACAGCTAAGGCCTGCAATCACCGAAGCATACGCATCATGGCTAGGTTACATGGATTGGCTGAGTACTCCACGCGGCTGGACAGATGAGAGCCCGGAGAAGACAAGCTACGAAGCCGCGATAAACCGACTTAAAGCAGAGATCGACACGATGTGATCCGCAGATTTGAAGTTTTGCCCGCCCCGTGCGGGTTTTTTTCGTCCGGAGAAAAGTGAATACCGCATGGATTTACCAATTCCGCCTTTAATATTTACCATTTTATTTACCATTATGCATTGACAGGTAATTTCCAAATGGTAAATTTACCTCAAGCCAGCACATCACGGGCCCAGCAGCGAAAGCCGCGCCGCTCTTTAACAGTCTGGAATCTTCGCGGATCGATCCCCGGAAACGGGCATAGCGCGAAACACAAACTTCGATCCCCATGCAGGCTCTGGAACCTGCCGGACTCCCCATATGGGAGGACGCCAAACCATGCAAGCCAGCCGGCGAAGAACACCGAACACGAAATGTGTGACGCCGGCCAGGTGGGGAAACCGCGGCGCCGCGCATGGAGCGGATAGCAACACGGAATTTTTCACTGATGCACCTGGTGACGGGTGCATTGGGAAAACAACTAGTACGAACGGCTGCAGCGAAGGTAGTCCAAATGGCGGCACCGTATGGCCACCGCCGACCATCGTGGATTAGCGTGCGCCAACCTTCTTCGCAATCTGCTCAACCAGATGGACTTCCTGCGCGTTCATTGCCGAAATAGCGCAACCGCAGGATGCGCATTGCACGAAATAGATTGTGTGACCGCTACCTCTAACTGTCGTTTGGGTTCCCAGCTCGAACGAGCTGGAATCACATTTTGGGCATTTCGTTATCTGGGCCATTGCGGTTCTCTTCAATGAGGGTCGAACAGAAAACGTAGCAGCTCTTCTCTCCTACACAAGTACGAATGCACTCCCCTCCGCGCCCCACGGCAACCAGCGGAGCGGATGAGTGCATCCGAGTTTTGTTGGATCAACCACATGGAGCAAATCATGGCCGAGCAACGAGCGCCGTATCCACGGTCTGCGGACAACGCTGATCAGATGAACCTGCCCGAGGGCAAGACCTGCGGCGACTGCGTGCACTGCCGTCGCTGCACGCTGATGTTCGGCCATATCCCGGATGACGAGTCGTGCGACTGGAGCCCTTCGCGATTCAGTGAAGCCGTCCCCGCCACCGCCTAACCCCAAACACTGGAGGTCGTCATGAGCGGCTGGATCAAATGCAGTGATCGCCTACCGGAGCTGCCGAAGGGCGGCGGTAAGCACCACGTCATCGCTTACACGCCGGCCAAGCAGGCGCAGCGATTTGCGAACGGATCGCGCTTCCTCTACTGGAACGGAATCGACTGGCGCTACCCGGACGGCTCTCGGTTCGAGCATCGCGTCACGCACTGGCAGCCTTTCATTACTTCGCCCACCGACTGACCCGCCGATCTGGAGGCACCCATGAACGCAGCACTGAAACTCTGTCAGGCCATGTACGACGCACAGTTGCCTTCGGCGGTGAGCGAGTCGGACGATCAGCGCGAATGGTTGGAAAGCGCCGCTGAACAGCTGGTGTGCGGCTCTGACGTGGAATGGAAGCGTCGGTTTGGCCCGGTTCAGAAAGTTACCTCGGCGCAGTACGCCGAACACCTGCAGCACAACCTGAATCAGCGGCAGATCGATGGGCTGGATGATCGTGATTCGTTCGCCAACCTGGTGCTGGCCGTCGTGGTTGGCAGCCAAGCCGAGGCGCTGACACACGCCAAGCACCTGTTGGGCAGTAACAGCCCGGTCACGCAGCTTGAAGCGATCGCCGCAAACTTCCTCCGCCCACACGCCGCCGATGCAGTTGCTGCTGAGCGCGAAGCTGCCGAGGACGATGTGTTATGAGCAACCAAGTAGCACTGGCCCGGCTCGGCCTTGAAATCGCGAAGATGCGCAAGTCCTGCACTCCGGTACCGGATCGCACCTTCGTCATGGGCATGATCGAAATGGCGGAATTCGCCCAGATCATCGACACCCGCACTGCCAATCGTTACCGCGATGCGCTGGACGCCAAGTTCGTCGAGCGAAACGCGCACCTGAAAGGAGTTTCGGCATGACTACTCCCCTTGTGAAATCGCTGATTGACGAAGAAATCGAAGAGCTCCCCGCCGACCGCATGATCTTGGCCTTCACCCACTCCAAGTGGCTGGGTGCGCTTTCGTTGGCGCACGACGCAGGCATCCCTAACGTGCATGCATGGAGTGGTAGGGCCTGCATGTGTGGTGAATGGACGGTCGCCTACGAGGTCAAAGCATGAATCTTATCTACTGGATTCTCGTCGTGGTTCTGGTGGTAGGCGCAGGCGCCCTCAAGGTCGTCAATAGCGAGCCTGGCACCTGCCAAGCTCCAAAATCGACTACCTACAAGGTGTTCCAGTGACCAGCCGCCAATGGGCGCGCCGCCTGATCATCTGGCGCGGCGCGTTCTCTTCCCTCGGCGTTTTCACCTTCCTGATGCTGCTCAGCGCCCTCGCCGACCGCATCACTCAGTAACCCACTTCTTTCAGAGCTGCGTACTTGCGCGGCGGGAGATTGTCATGCCTGTACCCAACCTTGCCCTGTGGGAAGAGGTCGAAAAGACCGACCCCAAGTTCATCAAGGAATACACCGGTCCCGGCGGTTTCACCGGTACCGCGGTAAATGCCCAGTACCTGGCTAAACGTGCCACCGAGCAGTTCGGCCCATGCGGCACCGGCTGGGGTTATGACGTGATCGAAGAGCGCTTCGATATCGGAGGACCGCTGCTAAACAAGGAAGGTACAGTGCTGGCTCACGCTCAGGTGCATACCCTCAAAGTCGCCCTTTGGTACCTGGGAGACGACGGTGAGCGCAAGACCATCACGCACTACGGGCACACCCCCTTCATCACGCAGAACCGGTTTGGCATCAGCACTGACTTCGACGCCCCGAAGAAATCCCTTACCGACGCGATCGGCAAGTGCCTCAGTCAGCTTGGCTTCTCCGCCGACGTTCGCTTGGGTCTGTACGACGACATTCACTACGTCAACGAGCGCCTGGGTGAAGCCGAAATCGAGCGCGCCGAGGACAAGATCGAAGCGAAAGAACGTCTGGCAGCCGAATACCGCGAATGGCTCTCGGAAACACTTCACCTGATTGGCACCGCGCAGTCGCTCAATGAGCTGGAACAACTCTACAAGTCGGCGATGCGCAAGCTGGACTTGCGCAAAACCGATCCAGATTGCGCGGCCCACAAACTCAAATTTACCCGCGCCAAGGATGCCCGCAAAGCGGACCTTGAAGACGCTATGGAAGGTGCAGCATGACTGACCTCTACAAACTGAATGCGCAGATGGCCGAACTCTTGGCTCTGGCTGACACCGACGATGAAGGCCTACGCCAAGCTATCCAAGACACCATGGATGGCATCAAGGGTGAGTTCGAAGTGAAGGCCGACAACGTCGTCATGCTGCGTCGAAACATCGAAGGTGACATCGACGCAATCGACAAGGAAGTCGACCGCCTCAACGAACTCAAACGCATCAAGAAAAACACCGTGAGCCAGCTCAGCGATTACCTTCGTCGAAACATGGAGGCCGCAGACATCAAGTCGATCAAGCGGCCACTGTTCACCATCACACTCGCACTCTCACCCGAAAAAGTGATCGTCGACAACGAACAAGCCGTGCCCGACGAGTTTGTCTCGGTGAAGAGCGTAATCACACCCGACAAAAAAGTCATCGCCGTCCGGCTCAAGGAAATTCGCGAGCACAACGACGCAGTGCGCAAGCGTATCGATGCCGGCGAAGATGCGGAGCATGAACTGCTACCGGAACCGGCCTGGGCGCACCTTGAGCGCGGCGAAAGCTCGATCCGGATCAAGTGAGGCCAGCATGATCAGTCTCAACCTCAACGCAGTTCGACCAAAGCAAACTGAGTCGGATGAAATCGCCGCTGCAATGGCCGACTTCTGGGCGCGGCCCGGCATCAGTTTTCGAGCGACCTGTTGTTCGTAACGGGCCACTTAAACGGTTGTTGTGCCTCCTCAGACATAAACTGAAGAACGGCTAGAGCCTCAGGGTTTTTACCGTAGACCACTGGTTTCATCAGGGATACATCATCAATATTAAGGAGTAACCGAACATCTAGATTATCAAACAGGGCGTACTTTTCAGCAAAATCCATAAACTTTCTCCCTTTTAAACTTAAGCAATTATAAAAAAGGAGAAGCAGCTCATAATCAGATAACAGAGAGCGAACAACAACAGCATAATGAGCCCTCTCCTTTTCGTCAATGGTGTCAATATATCGAAAAACAGTATATAAACTTCTAAAATATAGGCCGAGATCACCGAGATGGGCATTGAGTACATATCTGTAGGCCGCCATCGATGCTTTCTCGCTCTCAATCCCTTTATCTTTATGAGAGGAATATTGGGCTTGAAGCTTTCTACGCCAATTCCTAAAGCAATCGCGCCCCTGTATGGTTTTGTCACGTATGTGCAAATCGAAACCCTGAATCACCTGCTGCTGCAAATTCAGAAGATTATAAAACTGAGACTCAGTTTGCTGTTTCAAGCTAAGCTGCCTTGTCTCTAAAAGGTCGACTCGCTGAATAAGAATAGTTATTAGAACACCTGAAAACGCCAACCCAGAAAACAACGTATTTAGCGTACCAAAACTATCACCAAATGTTCCATCTCGCATTTTCTCTACCACTGAACCCAGCGGCAAGTTCCACACCAAAGAAATAAAGAAAATTAGATACAAAGAAGATATAAGCATTAACACCATTGCTATCTGAAAGACACTTCTAAACCGCGTATCTTTAACTTTAAAAAAATACAAGAAAAGCATTAAGATAAACAGCGATATTGCAACAATTCCAAAAGTCCCAAAATCGAAATCTGACACTAGGGGCGCGTTCGAAGCGAAAACTGGGTTATCGATAATTCCCGGCAGGTCGGGACGTCCAAGTCCTTCCGTGGTCAAGGTAAACCAACTCATGTTGAAATCCGTCGAAAAAATTGCACCTTTATTACCTCATCCCTATACAAATTGCCACTACCGGTCACAGCCGGCGGCGCTTGACATCAGGTGCAGGAAAGCTGCGCAAAACTTTCCAGCCCCCAACAACGCAAACGACAGACCTGGCTGGACTTGCCGGCCAGCGGAATTGAAGAGGTAGGCCATGGCCGAAGTACAGGAGCCGACGAAGGAAGCGATCAAGCAGAAGAAAAAGCGCGAGAAGGCAGCAGCGAAGGACGCTGCATTGGGCGTCGAGAAGTTTACGGTTGAGGTCGCCGGCGTGTTCAAGCCTGACCTCAAGCGGGTCATGGCTGCCCACGGCTTCAACAACCAGCAGGAGGTGTATCAGAACCTGTTACGCAACCTGATCGCCGCCGACTTCGAAACCCAGGCCAAGATGCTCGAGTGTGTCACGACACCTTTTGTTGTTACCGAAAAGGTGTCGCAAAAATTTCACGAAGAGAGTCTGCTGCTAATTAGGCAGGACCCCGGGGATGAAATCATTCAACCAAACGCTTCAAGTTGAACACTACTCCAGATATGACAAAGGCCGCTGCTGATATTTGCTCCCTCGCTGCTCTTGCCGCGCCATCATCCAGTAGGTTCGAAGTCGATTCGGCATTGTGCAAAGCGTACTCGAGCATTCCACGAAGCTGGATCAAGTATTCAACCAGTTCTTTGTTTGGAAGTGACAACACGTCAATCGCCATAAGGGTGCGGTGCATGCTCTCCACCTGCTCAACATGCCATTGGCTTCTGCAGTTTGGAGAGGTCGCATCGTATAGACCCGTGACATAGTGGCTGGACAGTTCAGCAATTTTCACGAGCGCTGTGAGTGCTACTTCTTTTTCAGATGCTTCTTTTTTGTTCTCTCGTCGAATTTGTGAATTAGCGATGAAAATCGCAGCACCTACCCCGGTCAGCGATGCGGCAGCCTGTACCCAATCTCCGCCCTTTAGCTCCATGCCGTAATACTTGCACACGCCAACAACCATCCACAGCAACGACGTCCCGAGCAAGGCAATCCAAACGCTCAGCAGCGTTATTCCTGCAAATTGTGCCCCGCGTTCCTTTAGCTTCACTGGCGAACCCTTCTTTAATTGAGGAAGCCATCAAATACCACTCGTACTCAAATTGCCACCACCGGTCACGGAGGGCGGCGCCTGACTGGAGATAATCCATGCCTGTCCAGAACATCGTCAGCGTGAGCGGCGGGAAAGACTCGACCGCTACGCTTCTGGTGGCGATCGCCCTGGAGACAGAAAACCTTCAGGCCGTCTTCGCCGATACCGGCAACGAGCACGAACAGACATACCAGTACCTTGATTATTTAGAGCGGGCAACAGGTGTTCCGATTACTCGAGTAAAAGCAGATTTTTCTCGCCAGATCGCTGGAAAGCGCAAATTCATCGAAACCAAGTGGCGGGAGCAAGGCATCGACGAACAGATTGTTCTGGCTGCTTTAGAGGTATTGCAGCCAACTGGAAACCCATTCCTAGACCTTTGCATTTGGAAGGGCCGTTTCCCCAGCCGCAAGGCCCAGTTCTGCACCATGGAACTGAAGCGTGACCCGATGCTTGAACAGGTTGTGATGCCGTTGATGGGCCGAGGCGATATGCTGATTAGTTGGCAGGGCGTTCGGGCCGATGAGTCGTTGAACCGCCGGTATCTGCCTGAGTGCGACGAGGTCGGCGGCGGGCTGTTCAATTACCGCCCGATCTTGAAGTGGGACATCCCGGCCGTGTTCGAGGCGCATCGGTACATGGGTATTGAGCCAAATCCTCTCTACTCCCAAGGCATGGGCCGGGTTGGCTGTATGCCGTGCATCAACTGCCGCAAGGATGAGCTGCGAGAAATTGCCCTGCGATTCCCTGAGGTAATTGACCGGATCGACCGGTGGGAGCGAACAGTGCAACAGGCCAGCAAGTGCGGTGCGGCCACGTTTTTCGCTGGATCAAACGCCAAGCACCCCAAAGGCTCAATCGCCGACATGACTGCGCTGGAGGTCATGGAGATTGCCAGTATCCGCCAGGCCGTCGAATGGTCTAAGACAGCCCGAGGCGGCATCCAGTATGACTTGATGATTGCCACCGATGCGACGGCTTGCAGCTCAGCCTACGGATTGTGTGAGTGAGCCGCCCTCACCTATTGCGCTGAACGCTTCAGATATCGTTCCAGTTTTCCGCATCGAATTGCTTATGTCCGCACTTCAGGCAGGTAACGAATATCTCAGGATCAATTCCCACATTGATGGTTGCCGCGTATGGCTTGTTTAGTAGGCCGTACCTATTCGTCGCGCAGGCCTCGCAGGCTATGCGCACAAGCTCTACCTTCGAGCGACCCGCAGCGTATTTCGGCAATGCCATCTTCGTGACCCTCGCATCAAAGTTTTGATCCGGCCCCATGCCGGGCCGAACACAAATACCCCACTTCTACGAATCACGCCAGCCGGCGAGGATCCCCTATGTCCGCACAACAGAAGAAACACCCCTTCGATTTCAAAACTCAATACGGACTCGGCTTCAGCACTCAGGACGATGAGATCGTTGTCGACTTCTTCTGCGGTGGCGGCGGCGCCGGTACCGGTCTGGAGATGGGCCTGCGCCGCGCGGTGAACGTGGCGAAGAACCACAGCGCTGCGGCGATCAGCATGCACACCGTGAATCATCCGGGCGCCATTCACTACACCACCGACGTGTTCGACGGTGATCCAGACACCGAGTGCGCCGGCAAGGCCGTTGGCTGGTTCCACATGTCGCCGGACTGCACGCATCACAGCCAGGCCGCCGGCGGTCAGCCGCGCAAGCGCGAGATCCGGAACCTGTCGTGGATCGGTCTGAAGTGGGCCGGCAAGAAAAAGCCACGGGTGATCAGCCTGGAAAACGTGAAACAGATTCTCCAGTGGGGGCCGCTGATCGCCAAGCGCTGCAAGACCACCGGCCGGGTTGTGAAACTCGGCGGCGGTGTTGCCGCACCAGGCGAGGTTGTACCGGTCAGCCAGCAGTTTCTGGTACCGGATCCGGCGCGGCGCGGAAAGACGTGGACCGTATTCGTATCAGAGCTGCAGCGTCTGGGTTACGCCGTTGAATGGCGAGTGATCAAGGCCTGCGACTTTGGCGCTCCAACCAGCCGCGAACGCCTGTTCATGATCGCCCGCTGCGATGGCCAACCGATTGTCTGGCCTGAGCCAACCCACGCGAAGCATCCAGCCAAGGGCCAAAAGAAGTGGCGCACCGCCGCCGAGTGCATTGACTGGACCATCCCGAGCAAAAGCATTTTCGACCGAGCAAAGCCGCTGGCACCGGCCACCCTGCGCCGGATTGCCAAGGGCATGAAGAAATTCGTCATTGATGCTGCTGATCCATTTATCGTGCCGATCGCGAACTGGTCCGGTGATAGCGTGCAGTCAGCTCATGAGCCGCTGCGCACCGTGACGTCTTGGCCGCGCGGCGGATCATTCGCCATGGCCAGCCCGATCATTGCGCCAGCCACGCACCAAGGCAGCGACCGAATCAACGCCCCCCACGACCCGCTCCCTACGGTCACCTGCGCAAATCGCGGTGAGCTGACATTGATCAGCCCAGTGCTGGTTGGTGCCGGTGGCCCGGCATATGCCGGAAACCCGGTAGCTGCGGATAAGCCTCTCGGCACCTTGATGACGCGTGGTCACCGCGCGCTCGCCGCGGCTCACCTGGTCAAGTTCAGGTTTGCGGACGAAGGCAAAGCGCTTGGCGAACCGCTGCCAACCATTACAAGTGGCGGCAACTACCAGCGCCCTGCCGGCGCCGCGCACGCCATGGGCATCTCAACCGTGTTCATGGCCCAGATGAATGGCGGCTTCAACACCACGGACGCCAAAAGCGTTGAAGACCCGATGACGACGGTGACCAACACCGGCAGCCAGCAGCAACTGGTGACCGCGAACCTGGTACACCTGCGCGGCAACTGCGATGCGCGGGACACCGCGGATCCGCTGCACACCATCAGCGCTGGCGGCACTCACCACGGGCTGGTCACTGCCTTCATGGAACGCCAGTTCGGCGCCAGCGTAGGCCAGGGTGTTGACGAACCGGCACCAACCATCACAGCCGGCGGTGGCGGCAAGAGCTCGCTGGTCGAGTTGCAGCTATCGCCAGAGGTTGAAGCCGGCGCGCTGCGGGTCGCGGCATTTCTGATCAGCTACTACGGCACCGAGAACATGAGCGCCGCAGACGCGCCAGCGCCAACCATCACCACCAAAGATCGGCTTGGCCTTGTCACCGTCACGATCAAAGGCACGCCGTACGTGATCGTCGATATCTGCCTGCGGATGCTGCAACCGGCCGAGCTGTACAAGGCTCAGGGCTTCCCTGCCGACTACATCATCAGCCACGGCGCCGACGGCAAGCCGTTCACTAAGACCCAGCAGGTGCACATGTGCGGCAACAGCGTCAGCCCGCCGCCGATGGCCGCTCTGGCACGGGCCAACGACCCGTGGCGCGTTGTCGAACAGCAGGCAGCCGCAGCGTAGTTACAGCAACGGCCACGCCGCCAGCCAGTCCGCCAAGCGCATCAGGATCTGGCTCAGCAGCTCGATAAGTACCTGGTACATCACTTCAGCAATGAGTCGCTTCATTCGGTGGAACTCCGGCTTGTTTGATAGCCAGATATTTCCGTCACGACTCCTGCACCGGCAATAAAACTCTTGAATTCCTACTTATCCACCGCCCGGGCATGCCCCGGCATAGGACGCCCCATGCCCACAGAAAACAAACCGGCGGAGCCGCTGAAGGTTGAGCGCTCGACTGTGACCAAGCTGGTGATCACCGGCGCGCCGAACCTCGACCCGATCACCGTGTTCCTCGAAGACCTGGCGCCCAAACGAGGCAAGATCACCGTCAGCTGCTGGGGTAAGAGCTGGACGGCTTACTGGGGCGGCATGTGGGACGGACACACCATTGCGCAGTTCTTCTGTGAGCTGAACACCAGCTACATCATCGGTTACTTCGACCAATCCCTGAGATCACGGCAATTCAGCGGTGATGCTCTCGCAAACGAAGCGCAGCGCCTGGTGCTGAAAGAGCGCCGTCGATTCGACTACACAGCGGACGAAGCCCGCGAAATGTTCGACGCGGCAGAGGATCTGCGCGACTCGCCATCGATTGAACATCTCCACGGCGCCCACAGCGAATTGATGACCAAGCTGTTCGGCGACGAATGGTGGCACATGACGAGCGATGCCACTGAGCCAAATCCCGATTACGCCTACCTCGAGCGAATCATCCTCGCAGTGCAGCAGGCGTTACGCCAAGAACAGCCGCAGCAGGAGGCAGCCTGATCAATCTCTTCTGGCGCCTGGTCGCCAAGCTGCTCGCGCGACCGGCAATCGCCGACTGGCTCATCGCCCGCGCCAAGCTCACCCCGTACCAGCACATGATGTCCGCCGACGGCACCGAGATGTACATTGACCGCTGGTGGTTGTTCAACCCGTACAGCCGGGAGACGCACAAGCCGGCGCGGTAGTGTTGCCCTTGGACATTACGCGTTCAGACCAGCATGAAGTCCGGAACATCTTCAGGATTTCCAATGATAGTTTTATAAGGCTTTTTTATTATCAAAAGTGAATCAGCACCATTCTTATTATATTTAATAATTGTAAAACCTTGAAAACCAACGTATTCGCTAATCCTCTTATAGTAAAATCTAAGCTCATGTTCTACACCACCATCAAACTCATCCATAATTATAAATCTTTCAGAGGAGTCTTTAGCCATTGCAGGCATTCTAGCAGCGTTAATCTCCGTTCCCCAAACAAGTAGCTGTCTGAATATATGTTCACAGTAGCTACCTTTATTACTCAGTGTTAGCCTAAAATATTTCCCAAGATTACCACTACCTGCCCCTGCGTAAACGAGATCGAGCAATGGCTCCAATGAAGCTTCGTGATTCAAAAGAGTTAGATTTTGTGCTTCAACTATAGCCACCTGCTGCGACACAAGTGCCTTCATTTCATCAGCCTGCATCCGCAGTGCTTCAGAGCTTATTCGAAGTTCTTTGCCCTGTTGCAGATATCCTAAAATAAGCCACAGGAATGCAACCGGACCAAACACGCCAGCCGCGAGATCTCCTATCTCATTGAGCTTTAGTAATACGAGTTCTTCAAACTTTGCCCCCATGATCAGGAGAGCACCCCCGACGTAAGTTGCAGTTAGGTGAGCGGCCCACCACTCTAAGCTTCGGCTGCTCCACCATTCCACTTGATCGATCCAATAATGTTTCAATTGCGGCATCGCCAAAATCCTTGCGAAATTCGTACATCACTCTAACAAAAAAGATCAGATTTTTCCCAAGCCACCCTCCCCCTCAAAGTCAGCCGCTATAGCGGCAAGGACGAAGTCATGCCTATCGAGAAAATCGAAAAGGAGGCTGACCTCTGCGCGCTGTTCATCCAGGAGTTCAACGAGCTGCCCGGCTGGACGTGCTACCCCGAGGCCCCCGGCTTCGACGTGCTGGTCGTTCATGAGGACGGCCGGCAGATCGGCGTCGAGGCGAAGCTGCAGCTGAACGCCAAGGTGGCCGATCAGATCCTGCCCTGCCGCGGTGATGAACTTTACGGGCGCGCCGGGCCGGATTACCGGCTGGTGATCGTGAGCAAAATCACCGACGCCAGCAAAGGCATCGTGAAGATGCTGGAACACCTTGGTGTCAGAGTGCTGGTGCCGAGACAGAGCTGGACCCGGCAAGGCAACTGCATGACCTTCAGCCTCGCCCATTCCCTGCTGGAAGTGAGCGGCCACAAGCCGTTTTATGACTGGTACATGTTCGACTGGAACCCGCCTGAGCGCTGCCAGGTACCGGTGCTGGTCACAAACCTGCCGGCGGGTGTGCCCTCTCCTGTGCGCCTGACCCCGTGGAAGGAGTCAGCACTGAAGGTACTGGCCCAGCTCCGGCGCCAAGGCTTCATCACCGCCAAACAGATCGCCAGCCACGGCATCGGCGTCACCGCATGGACACAGGCACCGGGAAGCAAACCGGCATGGCTGGCCAAGGGAGCCGTTCGCGGTACCTGGATCGAAACTGAACACATGCCCGCCTTCGACAAGCAGCACCCGGACGTGTACGCCCTGGCCGTAGAGACGCTCGCGGCCGAATCCCCCAAAGAACTGGAGCTTCTCCAATGACCAATATCAAGGAACGGCCGATCCTGTTCTCGGCCCCGATGGTGCGCGCCATTCTGGAAGGCCGGAAGACGGTAACGCGCCGTCCGGTGAAGGTACAGCCGCGTTCACGGGCCGACATTGGCAGCTACGGCAAAGGCCAACCCTTCATCCGTAACCCAGATGTCAGGAAGCGCAATACGGAATGCCCCATCGGTAAGCCCGGCGACCGGCTGTACGTCCGTGAAACCTGCTTCATCAATGACTATCGCGAAGCCGGCGTGCCAGTGGACGAGCGGGCAAGTTGCGAAATTCACTACCGGGCCGACGGCATCCCGGACTTTGAAGGTGAAGAGGAACTGATTCGTTGGCGCCCGAGCATTCACATGCCGCGCTGGGCCAGCCGCATCCTGCTGGAGATCACCGACGTCCGCGTCGAGAGGCTGCAGGACATCAGCGAGGAACAGGCCCAGGCAGAAGGCTGCTTCTTCACCGACTACGGCCGAAAGTGTGGCCACGGTGGCAAAGGATGGAGTGAGATCGGCGACTGCCCCGCGCCAGCAGAGCATCACCCGCAGCGCGAAGGCTGGATGTGGGCCGAGACCACCAGTCACGAACAGTGCCTGGGTTCCGCCCGGAACGCTTTCGGGAATCTGTGGAACACCACCGGCGGCGACTGGGACGCCAACCCGTGGGTCTGGGTCGTCCAATTCAAGAGGGTTCAGCCATGATCCACACCAGCAATGTCGATGTTCCCTCTTGCAGATTCGGTTACTGCTGATCATAAAGAGGGCGAACATTTAAGCGACCCTAATCAGTATTCTCTGCGTCAGTGAATTGATCCTCGTATTTCGACCATCGTTGAAGCAGATACTCAATCTTAGGGTGAGCTGTAGGCGAGCGCTCACTAATGTCTTTCTCTACAAGCAATAACTGCTTATGAATCTCAGTTTTACGACCGTGATAATATTTCCAGTTCAGGAAAAAGCTAATTATGTCGAACGCTGGCAAACCGTCTGAATCTCTAATAGCAACCCCGTAGTATTTGAGACCCATAAATCGTTCATCTAAAAAAAGGAATGCCTGTTCAGAAACAACTACACGAGGAAAGTGCGCAAGCTGACTTTCAATTGCGTAAGCTTCGTTCATGGCGGGACCAAATAAGGCCCCGCCTCTCTTGTGCACTAGTTTCCCAACAGTCATACCGCCACGCATCAACATGCCCAGATTGAAAAAAAATTGCATTTCGATTATGGCTAGGCAGCGAAACAACATTTCACACGATGCTAAATTGCTCGCAGGTGCAGATATCACGAATGAATCTGAAAATTGGGTTATCACTAAACCATAGTCACTATCGACTTGAAGAATATCTTCCCCGTAAGCATCTGCCAAAGAAACCAAGCCGGACTCAGAAAAATATGGAACAGTTCCATATATTAACTTTTCCAGCCCTCCCTCTCGAAACTCCTCGAAAATATCTACAAGCCTTGACCTTACTTCATCCTGAGTTAGTGATTGATCTACCGCACCCTTGAAACCCAGCAAATCTATAAAACAAGTTAATCGCTCTTGGTATTCCATATAGCTCCCGACTTAAAAGGTGGAATTCACAGATATCATCTTCGATTGATTTTAAAGCCTGAAGCTAATCATTGACTAAATTTTTAACCTTCTGCCGCCACGCGCGGCTGGAGCAAGACCTCATGGAAACCGAAATCCTCTCTGACGAGGAGCTGGCCGAACTCACCGGCTACAAGGCCCGGGCCTACCAGCGCCGCTGGCTGATTGATCGCCAGTGGGTGTTCGTCGAAAGCCGCGGCAAGCGTCCGCTGGTTGGTCGGATGTATGCCCGCATGAAGCTGGGCATGATCAGCCCCACCATCGCCGATCCGAATCCGCCGCCGGCCGCACCGGTATGGACACCTGATTATTCGCGAGTGAATTGATATGCGCCCCCGCAAGACCGAGCACCAGCACCTGCCCCCTCGAATGTACAAGCGATCCCGCAAGCGCAAAAACGGTAGTACGTGGACCGCGTATTACTACCGCGACCTGCTCGGGAATGACATCCCTCTGGGCAAGGATATTGACAAAGCCAGGCTGAAGTGGGCCGAACTCGAAGCCAAGGAAAAGCCCCTCGACCTGCGCACTATGAAGGGAATCTTCGACCGGTACATTCGTGATGTGGTGCCAAAGAAAGCGCCGCGCACGCAGAAGGACAACCTGGCGGAGATCAAGCAGCTTCGGCCGATGTTCGATAGCGCCCCGATCGACTCGATCACGCCAGCAACGATTGCCGGGTACCGCGATGCGAGATCGGCGAAGGTCCGGGCGAACCGTGAGATCGCTACCCTCTCCCACATTTTCAATATCGCCCGAGAGTGGGGGCTGACAACGAAGGAGAACCCCTGCCAAGGGGTGCGCAAGAACAAGGAGACGCCGAGG